AAGATATTGTGAATGCTCTTATGGACTTAATAGAAAATCAAAAGGGAGAGCAAACAGCAAAAGCAAATGCCGAAAGAGAAAAAGAAGAGGCAAATAAATCAAAGGAAGATGTAGAAAAGAATCAAGCTAAAGCACTAAAAAGAAAAGAAGCGACTCAAAAAGGAATAGAAACAAGAAAAAAGACATTAGCACAGAGGAAAGCAGATGAAGAAGCTAAAAGAAAAGAAGATGAGAAGATTAAAAGTTTAGGCTATACAGATCCTCGTAACGGCAAGTGGGGATATTTTGATTTGGATTACGCTGATGTTGAATTATTAAGAGATCGATTTATGCAGAATTCAAATTGGATAGGTAAAAAAAGAGAATACGCATGGAAGACAGATACAAGAAATAGTTCCTTTCAGGAATTTGGTGAAGGCTTTAGATATGAAATTGCAGAATCTTTTAAAGGAAAAACGGGTGGAGATAAAGGAGAAGTTATATTATTTCAGTACTTTAAAAATATTCTTCCTAATATAGCAATGATAATTTTTAAAGGAGAACTTAGTTTTAATATATTTTGTGAACTTCAAATTTTAAAACCAGAAGATAAGATAGGCTTAGAGAAAAAGATTCATCTACGATTTGCTCCCCAAGTTCGATGGTTTAATAATGATCCTAAACAATTAGCTCCTGTCGATAGAGCAGAAACATTAGATAAGAAACAGAATGAGAACATTGGATGGTATGATAGAAATCTTGTAGAAGTCTAATAGCACACCTGCCAGAAGATTAAATAAAAGCAACAATTATATATACTGTTATAGAGTTTAATTTATACACATTGAACTGAAAGGGTTTAATATGAAACTTGAAGATGTTACAGAAACTCCTATTCCTGCTGTCATTGCCTCGCAGAAAATTGTAGAAAGTCCTCAGATTGCTCCTGCTACTCAAGATTTTATTGCAGAAGGATTTTTTGAGATTCTTGGATTGCCTTCTGCGATGAAATTGTATCCGGATGGGACTCGTATTTGGTGTCGTCCTCTCCGCGTTATAGAGTGTAAGCAACTGGCAGGAATCAATTCTGAGAATGCGGACAATATAATTAATTCTGTGTTGAAGCGGGCAGTCCGTGGGTTGGAGCACGAGAAAATTCTTGTTGCTGATAAGCTTTTTATTCTGTTGTGGTTAAGGGGCGTAACTTTTCCTGATCCGAGTTTTGGAATAAACTTCAAATGCAATATATGTGAGAAGGAGAGTAAATACAATTTCAGTTTAGATAAAATTGAAATTCGTCAGATTGATGAAAAGTTTACTGCAGATAAATTAAAATTTTCTCTTCCTAATAAAGCAGAAATAACATTCGCGTTCCCTACTATTTCAGAAGAGAAAATGAGTGAGAATTTTATAGCTAATACTACTTTTGTTAAAGATCTTGATAAAGACCTCGTAAGTCAGGCCGTGTTGATTAGGGAAATAAACGGAGAAAAGAAAACAATGTTAGAACGTTATAATTATTTGGCTACTCTTAGTCCAGAATCATATGTATTTTTTTTATCATACATTGAGAAGTGGTCTTTTGGAATAAAATATGTCATCACAGCAGAGTGTAGTCTCTGCGGAGGGCCGAACCAAATGGGTGTCTTTTTTCTTAATGACCCAGGATTCTTCTTACCGAGAGTGGATATTTCCAAAGATTAGTTATGATTATATTATGTCCATCCAATTTGAATTGTCTTATGGCTTTCATTGCTCACCTTTTAGTTTTGATGAAGTAGAATTTTTTGAATTTATTAATATGTGGGATATGTTGGCAAAAAGGAAAGAACTTGAAGCAAAACAGAAAGCAGGGAATTCATCAACTTCATTAGAGAGTTTATTGGGTAATTAAAATAATTCAATTATTTCTTGATTTAATGATACAAAAATTATAAATACTATTGAATGAGGAAATCTATGTAGTATTGTTCTAAACAATCTACAAACAACCGAGAGGTCTTGTTGCTTCTCAATTTCCTCGAAGATATTTATAATGGGAGGTTCAAATGGATTCTACAAGCTCAGTTATTGTTTTAGATGTTATTCCTTCTGCTCAGCCTACTTATTCTTATTATCTTTCTGCAATTGATATTCCTTCTTTAAGTGCTTATGTGGATTTTACTATCTCTGGGATCTATGTTACTACAATTACTCCAATGATGTATATTACTTATGTAACTACTTGTAAGATCAATAACAAAATTTACGTAGGACAACATAGTTTATTAAGTAAAAAGAAAATGTATTTGGGCAGCGGAATATTAATAGCTAGAGCAATTAAGAAATATGGTAGTGAAAACTTCTATAGAGAAATAATTGAATATAATACTGTTGTTAATATTGATGATCGCGAAACTTATTGGATTGCTGCTTTGAGTGCTACAGATCCAATGATAGGATATAATATTGCAAAAGGAGGCAGGGACGGGTCGACAGGTTTAAAACGTTCAAAGGAACAAATTCAAAAAAACAAAGGTCACAAAGACAGAAAACACACAGAAGGAACAAAAATAAAAATAGGGATTTATTCAGCACAACATAATTGGGCCAGCAAATTCACATATATTCTTAGTAATAATCAGCATATTTGGGATGTTTTTGATAAAGTAGAAAGACGCAATATAAGTATGAGATTTAATCATCACAAATCAAATATTATAGTTTATAAAGGAATTACGATTGAGAGAAAATTAAAAGATAATATACACGAAGCATATAAAAATTACATCAATCCAAGGTTAGGAAAACATCCATCAGAAGAAACAAATAGAAAAAATAGTGAATCTAATAAGGGCAGGGCGTGTTGGTGTAAGGGGATGCCCAAACCTCAAGAAACAAAAGACAAAATCAGCAAAACACTTACAGGAAAGCCACCCACAAATTATAAATTTTATTATATATTATCAAACGGAGAAGATTTTTGGAATTTTTATAATAGACTTCAAAGATTTAATATAAATAGAAAGATTAATAGACACATACAAGCAGGAGATCTTAGCAACACAATCATCTACAAGGGAATCACAATTACTCGCAGGCTTAAAAATCCTTCAAGTCTTCCTCCTGTAACTTTAAATCTGAAAGAATCTATAACATAAATTATAAATACTATTAGATAACCCTCTCACAGCAAACCCTAATCAAAGAATATAATATATGGCAGAGCAAGTCATGACAGAGAAAACTGCGAAGGAATTAACAGACGCAATAAAAAGCCTGACAATTCCTACAAAAGAACTCGTGAGAAAAGGTCAAGGCAATCCCACAACACAGCAACCTCTCCAAACTGTTGGTGCATCGGATACAACTAAATTCATGAAAAAAGAAGATCCTGCAAAAAATTATTATAAGAATTCCCTGCTTACTCTCAAAGAAATTCTGAAAGTTAATAAAGACATACTAAAGAATTCGATGCAGAAATTTACTATGGGATTAGGCAGTCTTGCAATGATTGGAGGGCTTCTGGGTTGGTTGCTTACAGGAAAAACAGATCTGCTTAATTTGGCCGTAAAAGCATTCGAGAAGAAATTTATTTTACCATTAGGGCAGGCATTTGATAAAATTCTTCAAAAAATTGCAAAATTTGCATTAAAATTCTTAGAAAAACCAGGAGCTGAAAAAGCAGGAGGAAAGATAGCAGAGAAAGTAGGAACAAGTATAGGTAGAAGATTGGCAAAAGGTAAAGACAAATTAAAGGCAGGGGAAAAAATTGCAGAAAAAGCAGGAACAAGTATAGGTAGAAGATTGGCAAAAGGTAAAGACAAATTAAAGGCAGGGGAAAAATATGTTTGGAGAAAAGGTGGTGCATTTGCTGAGGCAGGATCTGAAGGAGCAGTAAGAGGCATAGAGAAAATGTCTGCTAAAGAATTAGAAAAGGCAGCACTAAAAACAACAGAAAAAGCAGGATTAAAAGGGTTGATTAAAGGAGGAAGTAAACTTGGATTGAAGGCTTTAACAAAAATTCCTATTCTTGGTACAATCTTAGGACCTGTAGTTGGATTGATTTTTGCCTTTGAGAAATGGAAAAAAGGAGATTATGTTGGTGCTCTTATGGAATTAGGTTCTGGGTTTCTTGCTATGATTCCTTTTTTAGGTACTCCTTTATCTATTGCTATGGATTTAATTATAGGCTTTAGAGATTTAAAAAGATCACAGGCAGACATAGACAAATCTGCATTAAATAAACCAAAAAACGTTACTTTAAAAATGTCAGATGCAATTTTAGATGGCCTCCCAGTAATTGGTACAATTCGCGCATATAATAGAATGAAAAAGAAATGGGCAGCGAAAGATCCTGTTGGTGCTTTTATGGAATTAGGTATGGGCTTTGGTTCTTTTATTCCTGGATTAAACACAACAATAGAAATTATGTCTGCAATATTTAAATCAGGCACAGACATATCAGGACAATCAAACGTAGGTGCTCTTGGAAAACCTGTTTCATATAGTACAGATTCAAGGTCTCCAAGTGCTGATGCAGATATTGATGCGCTGATGAATGGAACAAATCAACTTACTAATTTCAAGCCAACAAATTATAATGTTCCAATGTCTCCAGAAGCTTACATGGCAACTACTCAAAAAGCATTTCAAACTTACTCTGAATACTCTAAGGACAATCCTCTTTACATATATCCTGGTGCAACTATTAATGGCCTGAGATCAAATGTAAAGCAGAATCTCTTAGGAATGGGACAGGAATATTACGCTCTTACGGGACAGAAGCTTCAGATTAATTCTGCTTATAGAGATTATGCAGCACAGAAGAAACTCTACAACCAATATAAGGCAGAGGGAAAACCGGAGTATGCTTCCAATCCAGATGATCCTGTGACTGGCAAACCTCGCGCACCGAGAGCACATATGCGTGGGGTAGCCGTCGATATCCAAAGTAGCTCCGCAGATTATCTTGATCAAACAGGACTATTATCTAAGTATGGATTCAAACGTCCGCTTATGCAACTGGCAGGACAACCACAGAATATAAAAGAACCTTGGCATATACAAGCTCCAGAGCAAGGTGACTTTACTAATAGTGATGCCATCTCTCCTCAAAGTTTTGCGATGAATATGGATAAAATAAATAAAGCAACAGGTGGGAACGGGATGAAAGATTTAATTAATATATTGACAGAAAATAATAAGAAGTTGATGAAGACAATCTTAAGTCAAAAAATGTCACATGCTCAAAGTCTTTCAATTAATTCAGCAGGATAACAAACATGAACTTTCCAAATAAAAAAATGTTGTATGATACATCTTCTATTATTAATGCTATATCATCTAAAGGTGGACAATATGGAATTACTATTATAGCTACTATAGGCACAACAGAAATACCAATTAGAGGAATTCTTAAAGATGCAATTTCATTTGGAGTAGATGCGAATTGGAGCGAGTTGACTCTTGAAAATATTATAGAAAGCATAGCTACATCAAATCCACTTTTGCAAGCAGTAAATACATATCTTGATTTTACTAATGCAGTTGCAGGATCTTCATTTGTTAATACAGGAATTTTTAGTCGTCTCTTTTATAAAGCTTCTGGTCGTTTAGAAATAGCCCCTAATTTTCGAGTATTTGATTTTGATGCTTCTGGAATTTGTGGAAATGTAGCAAAAGTATTATCTTCTCTATGTATACCAACAATTAAAGAATCAACAACAGGAAAAAAATTTGCGGAAGATGTTGTAGATATTAGTAAAGATATATTAACAAGCATGGATATTCCAGTAAATACAGGCCCAGCAGAGCAACTTATACAAAATGCAAAGGCAGCAGTATATAAGATACAAAATAACAAAAAGACACCATCCGTTTTAAAACACATAATTCAAAATTCAGAAAAGACATTTGACATATTAGCAAATGGTAGCATTAATTGGACAGACGCACCCAATCCTGTGAGTATTTCTATAGGAAATTGGCTGACATTAAAACAAGCAGTTATTACAAGTACAAATTTTGCTTTTAGTTATGAATGTACAAAAGCAGGCCCGATCTATGTTGATGTTGCTCTAAAACTAAGAACACTTGAGAATCTTGCAATAGGAACAAATGGAGATCTACAACAAATAAAAATAGGCGGCGATGGAAATTCAAGAGTCAGTATTAATGGATCAAACCGAGTCTTCGCATAAAGGATTTAATATATGTCACGCAATAATAGATCTAATTTTTATCCAAAGGTTACTATAACAGATTCTGACAATAATCCTGTTACTATAAATGATTTTGGTAATAGCTTTTACAATAGATTTTTCGAAGCAAAGCGTCCATTAACTTTCTATACAATTAAATCTGAGGACATTCAAAGATTTGATTTAATTTCTTACAAAGTTTATGGCAGTCAAGAATATTGGTGGATTTTAGCAAAGTTTAACGATATCCAAGATGTCTGGAATGATCTTGAAGAGGGCAAAGTTCTTTCAGTTCCAGATGTCCTTGATATAGACGACTTCATTATATTATCAAACAAAGCACAACAATAAAATGGCTACAACACAATCACAGTTCTCCCCTGGTCTTGCAAATTATTTCTGCAAGCTTAAAATAAATAACATAGATGTGCCAGTTGATTCTATAAGTTCAATAGTAATTCGTAATTGGATATTTGACGTGATACCAAGGATAGAACTCACAATACAAGACAATGGGACATTCTGTGAGATCTATCCTTTAACTGACGCAACAGAAATCCTCTTAGAAATTGGAAAGAGTAAAGAATCAAATCATATTACTACTACATTTATTTTAGATAATTATGCCATAGATATTCTTGCAGGCAATTCGAGTAATATTATAACTATCACAGGATTCTTAAAGTATAACGATTTCTTTTTTCCAGTACATACAAGAGCATTTAAAAATCAAACTTCTATTAGTGTTCTCGAAAAAATTGCAGGGGAAGCAGGATGGACGGTTAATAATGTAATCCCATCTCAGAGTAATGATAAGATGTCTTGGCTTCAGATAAATTCCTCAAATTACGATTTCTTACAGCACGTACTTAAGAGGTCTTCTATAACAAACGATTTACTAATAGCATATGCAAAATTTAATAGTACTTTTATAATAACTTCTTTAAAGACTGCAATTTCTCAAAGTTTCTTAAAGACTTGTAGATTTGATCTGAAGAAAGCTGCAGCAGATGTCCTCACAGATAAGAATGATGCAATGGTACTTTGGACGAATGGATATAAAGTTGACAGCATTGCAGGATACTTAAATAAAATTGGAGGGTATGGGCTTACAAGTAGTTTCTACGATATGACAAGTGCAAAGACTTTGAGTTCTGCCATTGACTCACATCCTCTTGCAAAATATAAATCTAATCAATCTTATATAGGGAAATTTGTAGATTCAATTAATTATGGATCTCTTAATGCGAATATGTCAAACAACTATTATAAAGGACAGATTACTAATAGAAATTTGATGGCCTCGCAGTTTGGTACTATGATTACTGCTAAAATAAATCCGTTAGCTCTGAACAAAGTAAATTTAATGGATGTGATAAACTTTACGATGCCTAGTATAAACGCCAGACAGAATAATGAAATTTACTCAGGAGATTATCTAGTTTGTGGTATGGTAGCTTATTCCTCAAAGAGTTCTCCATTACAATTAGAGATAAATCTTTTACGCAATGGTAGGAATAAATCTGCTATTGTTTAGATTTGATAGTCATCTTCTATAAGTTCTTTAAGTTTTCGTTCTATTGTAATTCCTTTGTAGATTATTATATTAGATTTTTTAATGCAAAATTTATGAGTAATGCTACTTTTTTCTGCTTCCGTAAAAAATTCAAATAAATCTTTTCCATTGCTTAATATATAATAATATCTTCTATGAGGAATGCCTCTTTTTGTTTTGGTTTCTTTTGATGGTTTTTTATTTTCTTTTATTGCTAAGTTACTATAAACATCTTCTTTAAAATTATAATTAGTGGATTCTGTACTTAATTGTATAACGTTTTGTTTTAGATGATATATGTGGTAATATTCTTTAAGATATTGTTTTCTTTTAATATTTTGTGCTTTCCAATACTCTCTTTGTTCTTGTGTGCTCATTTTAGAAATTCCCCTCTGCGACCTGGAGTACTGTGAGATTCATATTTCTCCACATCCTACAAACCTTTGATCTATCGTCCAAAACAAAAAGAACATTAAATTTATTCAAGACATTTGCCTCATAGAGTTCTCGCTTAACAATATCATCTGCTCTATTATCTCCTGCATTCCTCATAAAAATATAATCATAGGGAATCTCATATTTCTTTAACCATGCTTCTGTATCTACTTTGATTTGATTTTCTATTCCTCTCCCAGACATAATAATAATCTTAGTTCCTGTATTATGATATGTCTTAACAATATTGGCTATGGGAACATTTAAATAGTCAGTGGAGATCTTATTCCAATCAAAAGGTCCCCTATCACCGTGAAGTGCAAGAGTTCCATCGATGTCAACCATACAAGCATTAGGAAGATCAAGATTGGTTATGAAGGCATTATGTTTTTTCGGGAAGTAAATTGTCCTCTCAGTCTTTGATATATGTGAGAAGTTTTCTTGCATTTTCTTCATCACATTATCTGGCACTTTTTCTATTCCCGTTCTGTTATTATTCCTTCTGCAACACTCCTCAAAACTAACATCAAAGATTTTCTCAGTTACTTGTATTTCTCCAATACGTTTGGCTATGTTGCAGATCTCAGAGAAATAAGATTCCGTGCAATGACAGTTATCTACTATGACATTCTTGCCTTTGCCCAAAATTGATTCGAGAGTATATGTTTCAATTTGAGTTACAAGATTTTCAATTCTCTGGTCATATGTTTCTCCGATAAGTCCACGTCTAATGCTATCACGATTTACCCTGTAGTACTTCGGATTATCTATGAGGAACTGCTTGCAGAATGTACTTTTACCACTTGCGGGGATTCCTCTAAGGACGAAGATTGTTCTCATTTTCCTCCAAGTATACTATCATGATATTCGAGATCTCCAATTATCTCTGCTACTCTTTTAGGAGTTATAATTTCATCACATTCTACCCATTTATGGAATATTTCTTTTTTATTTTGCCATATCTTTAATCTTCCTCCACCTTCATATTTATCACAATTTGGTACATACTTCCAAGCATATTCAACACTATCAACTATTATTACTCTAATTTTCTTTTTCATGTAAACTTACTCCTTTATAAATAATATTGTTTGGGTTGAGAAATGAGAATCGAACTCATATCACTGGAACCACAATCCAGAGTTCTACCATTAAACTATTCTCAACATAGATCAATAGATAATATAATAGGTGCTCAAAGGAAAGTCAATACAAAAATTATAAATACTAATATAGAAGACTTCCTCCAATAATTATAACAAACAATCAAAGAAATCAAATATATGGCAGTATCGAAGTACGAATCTGAAAATCCACGGACAATTTACAACACTCCTCTGGCAGAACTTCAAAAGCAATTCTTATCAGAGGACGCGCACGAGGTTTATCACTACATTTATTGTGGAAAAGTCTTATCAAATTCAGACCCTCTTAAACAAGGTAGATTAAAAATACAGATAATAAATTTCTTTGATAACCTGACAGTAGATGAGATTCCTTGGGCGTATCCAGTACAGCCGATTGTAGATGGAGCTTTTAGTATCCCAGAAGTAGGACAATATCTTGAAGTATTTTTCGATCATGGAGAAATTTACAGCCCGAAATATATTGGTCATGCTTTAAATCTTAATCAAATTCCATCTAAGCTCTCTGAGAATTATCCTAATACAATCGTGATTTTTCAGACTAAGACAGGAAATTACTCTACATTAAACAGAATTACGGGCGAGTTTAAAATTGTTCAATCAACAGGAGCTAAAATAGTTATCAAACCTTCAGGAGAAATAGATGTAGAATCTCCAACTTTTATAAACATTAAATCTCCTTTTGTTAAGATAGAGCACCAAGCAGGGGCAGTAGTTCTCCCAGATGCATCGGGCGGACCTTATTGCGCATTGCCCCTAGACCCGATCACAGGAAGTTTGCATCAAGGTCAACTAGTGAGCAACACATAATATGATAAATCAAAATGTCCTCTTACATACAATCCACGCTGCAAAAGAAAATCTATGGAATGATAGTCTCTCAGGTGTCATTCATGATATTTCTGGTTCTATATCTTTGAGTGCAATTAATAATGTAAGAACTATGCAATATAGCAAGTCCTATAATGATCTTGGCTTGTTAACTCCATTGGAAATATTAAATGATGCTTTATTTCAGAATATAGTATTGAGTGGTGGTCTTGGAGGAAATGTTTATGTTCTCTCAGCGCAATCAGATCAATTAGCACTATCAGCAATCCAAGAAGGAGATATTGTAGTTAGAACAGATACTGCCAAGACATATGCTAATCTATCAGGAACAAATGGAGCAATGGGAGACTGGCAGGAGCTGTTAGCCTACAATGTCTCTAATGGGATTGTTAAATCGGTAAATGGAGTCTTAGAGAATGTTTCTACAAATACAGAAGCCAATAATTATGTTTTGACAACTGATGCTTCTGGAAATTATTTTTGGTCTGATAAAAGTGGAGGAACATCCGGAACGATAAATTCTCTAAATGGGTCTAATGAGCAAGCACAAACAATAAATGGAGGAACAGGATTAACTGTTATAGATTCTGGAACTGGAAATTGTGTTCATACTGTATCTGCTGCTTCTGGTTATTCTATTCCTACTGTAATAAATCAGAGTAATTGGAATACTGCTTATGGTTGGGGAGATTGGCATCATACAACACTTAGCGGGTATGGAATAACGGATGGACAATCTTTATCAACAAATCTCACTTCACTTGCTAGTTTATCGTATGTTTCATCTTCTTTTGTCAAGATGACAAGTGCGGGTACTTTTAGTTTGTCTACGGCTTTGACCGCTGCGGAGATGTCTGCGATTTTCACCACGCCAACCACTAATTATCTGCAAAAATATAATGGTGCGAATTTGGCGAACAGTTTGATTTATGACAATGGTACGAGAGTCGGCATCGGCACGAAGTCGCCAGTGTACAAAATGGACATTAATACAGGGACTATCGGAGGCGGAGTAAATGCAAATGGGTTGAGAATAATCGCAACCGCAACATCGGAAGGCGCAGCAGTATCATACGGTTTATGGGTTGATGCGGGAGGCAGCGACGACGGCAATTATGCGGCCAATTTTAATACAGGTTCCGTTGGAATTGCAAACGCTACTCCCACATATCAATTTCAGGTTGGTGGCACGGGTAGTCAGGGGTCAATCGGCATAAACACAGCAGGAGTTATACACCCGTACATTGAGGGCATACAATACGGTGGAGCAAAAACCCTAAAAATAGCGACACAAGGGGACGCATATTATACGGGCGGCAACATCGGCATCGGCACGAAGTCGCCTTTATCAACTCTCTGTGTCAATGGTGGTGTACATATTGGTAGTGACTCTGACGCAGGGGATAATAATTTACTTGTAGATGGAACAATAAGCTTATTAGCAAATAATCCATTGAAATTTTACGATAGTGATAATTATATTAAATATGATTCAGGAGTTACAGGTTTAGTTTTGGCCGGAACAGGAGGATGTTCACAATCCAATTCAATAACTATTAATGCATCTGGAATAGCTCTACATACATTAAGTGTCCAAATTACTACAGATTCAATATTTCTCCCAGCACAACACACAAACATTACCCAACCAGGTTATGTTAAAGGGGCTATTTATTTTAATACCACTTTAAATAAATTGATGGTGGGCGGTGCTACAGGATGGGAAACAGTGACAAGCGTATGATAGTTTACTTTCGCTTACGTCAAGATCACGAACCGTATCAACAAGTAATTGCGTCTTTAGCAAGACAAACAATACCTTGTGAAATTATCAAAGTTTATAATCAGGGTGGCACAGAAAACACACACAGAACATATACACCAATAAGACGCATGGCCGAGATGAAAGGTTGTGTTGATATATTTTGTCGTGCTGTTATATTAGGAGATGAATTCTTTTGTTCTTCTGATTGGGATTACGAACATTTAAAAGATACCAATATTGCTGAAATGCAGTCAGTGTTTTCTGATCCTGTTATTGGGGCTGTATCGATAGCAAAACAATATCAAACAGGTATCCATGTAGATATTGGATTTGTTATGTATCGCCGGAATGCAGTAGCAAAATCTGATTGGCAAAACCTGAAGAATAAGTATGGTAGTTGTTCTTGTCTTGAGGTAAACGAGTTAATAAGAAACGCAGGATATAAGTTTGTTAGGCTCGACAATTTAAATAGAACAAGAGAAATGTAATTATTATAAATACATATAAGAAGTAAAGTTTATTTAACCAATGGGGAGTTTGTTTATGAGTGAAATTAAAAGTGCTGATAAGATTGCAATTGTTGAGATGAGATTGAATCAAGTCGAAGCTACTATTTATGATTTGGTTATACAAAAAAGAGTGATGGATAGAGTTGGAGATAAGGAAGCAGGGGAAAATATTATTAAGCAATTAGAGAAATGTGAGAGGATGAAAGACGAATATAATAATATAGTTAAAGAAATCAAATAAATTATGCCAATAACTTCCAGAGAAAATACAGATCATTTCGCTTATGATATTTCCTCTAAGATTATATCAAAGGGTGAATGTTATGATACAGATGTTATTAATCAAGAAATATCAAATATCTTAGGTACAAATTTTGGGTCCCGCGTCTTTAATTTAGGGTTTGGAAGTTCTCTTGGATTTAAATTATTTGAGATCTTTGATACTCGGAGTGGCGAAGAACTTTTAAATTTAATCGTAGAACAGCTATATGTTTATCTCTCAAATCAAATCACCATAGACGAAGCCAATATAAAAATGGACTTAGATAAAAATAATAATTCAATGGCTCTGAGTATTCCCTACAGCGTAAAAAATACTGCGAAGAAATCATATTACAAAAAGAAATTTATTTTATAATTTCTTCATATAAGACTATTGATTGGAGAATAGAATCCAAATCTATTTTATAATTAATGCGCGCAGAATGAATTTTCTTATAATAAAACATAACCCATGACTTATTGTTAATCTGAATTTTGTTGTTTTGTCTTTGTTTGTATAAAATCCAAAACATATCCATTGGTTCTGTGATGTGTCAATTACTGTCCATGTTTTATGAATGAAAGGGTTTAATTTATCTTTTATATTCTTCATTTAAGTTTATTTTTTTAAAGCTGTGTGAATTATAAAACTAAGATGATAGACTTGATCCCATACACGTTCTTTAATTTGATCTGTAAGTAGAGGATAGATTTTATTATAAACACAATCTCCGGTTTTATTCCATACCAAGTGTCTAATATTATTCATTTATTTTTTATTTCTTTTTTGAGAGTATCTAATAATAAATAAATAAATAAATCAAAAGGTTGTATTCCATCCCAATCAAATTTACGAGATATTTGGGATATGTCAAAAGAGAATTTATATTCATGATGAGGACAAAGAATTTGAGTTAATGTTTTCATTTATCTAATCTACCAAGAACGTTATAATTTCTTTACATTCTTTTCTGAGTTGGTATAAAATTTTATCATTAAATGTATTGAAGTGTATTACAAGTTCATAAGCATTTCCATGATGATGAATATTTTTAAGAAGACCATCATTATCAAACACTCTAAAATCTTGTTGGTGATGAGGATATAAGATTTTAGTTAATATTTTTATATTATTTCTTTAAGAGTGTAGAATACGGGGTTCATGAAATTACTTATATCTAAAATATTTACTCTATTAGTTTTGTAAAGGTTTGATAATCTAATATATTCAGGTAACGATTGATATGCATTCATTTCAATGATATTATAAATCTCATATGTTAGATTATTCATTTATCCATACTTCTGTTCCATCAATAGTAGCTGCAACGATGGCATCTGCTTCTGATTCATGTACCCAAAATAGCTTTCCTACATCCTTTTTAGTAAAATTAGCAGATCCTTTAGAATAAATTATTTGATTATCTTTACGATGAATTAAATATATTTGCATGATTCCATCTTCATCTTCTCCTTGGCAAACAATTCCTTCTGTATCTTTTAAATAATAAGATAGAGCATTCGAGGCACATCTACACATAATAATAGGAAAAGGAACTTCTGAAGGATCGTCTCCATTTAATATCATAGAATCTCCTTTTTATACTTCATCTAACATTTCACCAATTTGTTCTCTGATTAAAAGTAATTCTTTGAGGTTTACAATAATATTTTGATCTTCTGTGTTTGCTGCTTTAATCATTAATTCGTATAATTTTGGAACGTCTTTCTCTATATAATCCATAATTGACCTCCTGTAGGATATTATTAAGATATATTATGCTCCAAAGAAAATCAAGCTATTTCTCTGATTGTTTTGAGAATTTTATAATTAATACAATCTATAATTTTAATCTAATATACTATGATAATTGATCTCTCGAAACACACCTAGAAATCCAGCAGCTTTAATTATTATGGGTTTTATTTGTTTAAAATCTTTTTCTTCAAATGTGGATGATTTATTGAATATTAAATCCCTGGCTTGTTTAATGTTATAGGCAAGCACACAAACTTTTCCGATATCAAAATCTACCAATACATCATCCCATATATACATCTTTAATTTTTGCTTAGACATTATAGCTCCTTTGTTTGGTTGTTTCTTTCTCCCTATTAAGATAAGTTCTGCTACAAAGGAAGTCAAGCTATTTCTCATCTTTTATAAATATAGGTGTAATTTTGGTGTTTTACTTCATTCCATAGAATATAGACAAAAATATCATGGGGTATTAAAAGCTTAACGAAACTATAACTAAGTACTCTGTAATTTATAATATTTCTAAGAAATTGGCAATTAAACTGAAGTTGATCTTTTAATTTATTAGATATATTTTTCATAGTAATGTCTTGAAAGTATTATAGTATCGGCCTTCAGCACTACTCACGCAGCCGACAGTTGAGACATCCTCTGAGGTGTTATTTCAGGAGTAGTTTAACATTCCTATAATACTTTCAAGACAACTTTAATATAATTAATTCTAAAAAGAAAGTCAAGTTCTTTAATACTAAAATTATAAATACTATTAGACAACCTCACCTTATTAAAAACATAATATAGGAAACCACAATGACAACCAATCAACAAATTTTAAGTTATACGGGGATTTCGTATGAAGACGTAATTGGCCAGATCAACACCAAAATACTAGCAGACCCCCGCTTCCAGAACTATAACGATTCCCAAATATCAGCATTATTAAACCAGATCCTCGCATCTTCTGTAGACTTTTTAACTTTCCTCATGGATTCTTGCTTTGCAGAAAATTTCTTCCAGACCGCCAAGCTAAAATCTTCGGTCATAAATTTGTCCAGAAATCTTGGATACTCTGTTCAGCGCCCAATCAGCTCTACTGCCAAAATGCAAGTAAAGCTTTTTGGACAATTTAATAATATGAATGTTGGAGACACAATCCAGATTCCCTATCATTCCCAATTTTCATTCGGTGATTCAAATTTCATCCTAAAAGATTCTCTATACATTCCGATAACTGCACAAATGCAATCCGACATGGGAAGTCTCAGAGCAAATTATAGCTCAGTCATTTCTGTGGACTATAAGGGTGGAGATATAACTCTTATTGAAGGAACGATAAAAGAAAACATTATAATAGGAAACAATAATCCACAAGTAGCTAATATATTTCAGTTATACAAGATTACAGATAAGACATTCTCAAATCATTATGGAGACTCTGATTTTTCTCCCAATGAAGTTACTCAGGTATATTGTGGAGTTAATAAGAATAGGAAATATTTGATTGATAAGAGGTCTGTGATAAACTGGGAGAATTTTGTCTATGATTCTTCCACTCCTGCAAAAGGTATATGTGTTGTGAGAACTGGAAGTGATGAAGGAATTGAAATATTATTCGGAGACGGTATATTTGCAGACATCGGAGCAAAATCAACTGCTGAGAGTGTTTGGATTTCCTATCTATCTACTAAAGGCTCGAAGGGAAATCAGACAGGACTCATCGGAGAAAAACTTACATATTCAGGAAAAGTCTATTCTTCTACCAATCAAGACTTAACAAACAACATAGAATTTCAATTTAAGACGAATCCTACTGGCGGTTCTGATATGGAGTCCTTAGATTCAATTAAGATGAATGCTCCTTCGATTTATTATAGCTTAGATAGATTAGTTACTCAGAAGGATTATATTAATTATCTAAAATCTCTGACATCTCCGATTACTGTAAAGAATGCGCTTGCTTGGGGAGAACAGGGAGAAATTACAAAACATGTTCCTCTACAGACATCAGATATAAAAATGTTCAATGTAGTTCTTTTTACAGTTCTCGGAAGTCTTTATAATGTAGATGTGAGTCCTTATTCCCCCAGAGAAACTAATAGTAATCTGAATCTCGCAGTTCTTGATAGTAATTATAATGAAGATGAAGTTCCAATAAGAGGGTACTTTAATATTTACATGAGACAAGACCAAGTAGACCAACTCTTAGAATATACCACATCTGCAAGTTATTGGAATACTCAGGGAATAGTAACTTCGGCTACATCGATACTGGCAGATACTCAAGCTCTTGCATCATATGGTACTGCTTCATTATCGGCTTCTTATTCATCAAAGAATACTGAAACAACCTTAATAGGAACTTCTGCATTGTTAATAGATGTTTCTGATATGGTTTATCAAACTTCAGTCTCTGCTGCGATGAATACAATTGCTTCAAGAATCACTACTCAGCTTATAACAATAAAAGATGAAAGAGGATTGATAGCAACTAATACAAGTAAAGGACAAGATGCCTTCGATTCAATTAAGTGTTATTATAATCCTAATACTTATACATTGGCTACCTCTGCTTCATCTAATGATCCTTGTTATCTTTATACTTTTACAGGGGATTTTGCTAATGCCATTGGATTGTCTGGGATATCTGCTTCTCAAAATCTTCAAACAGCAACTGATTATATTGCCGAGAACATCGTAGCAGTTAGAGATTTAATACAAGAGAGAGCACAGATAACTACCAAGAGTGTATATCTTTCTCCAATAATTCATACCTTTAATTTATCTGGAAGTGTTTATGTCAGTCCTCTTTACGATCTTGAAACAACCAAAACACAAGTAGAAGATTTATTATATAGCTTCTTTAATTTGAATGCAGACTTTAATGTTCCAATACATATTTCAGAGGTAGTAGATATTGTAAAGAATAATTTGGGAGTAAAGTATTGTGATATAGGATTTCAGTCTACATATCCTTCGAGATCTGATGGGCAGACTTATGTATATACTGAATTAATGAAATCTATCTATTCCTCTTATTGGGATGGAATATATCCAAGTGTAATTTTTGGATTGCCATTATCACAAGCACTCTATGTGTTTTCTACAACTGTTATTATTCCATCTGCTTTGAGTTTTAATGAAAGGACTTTACTTAATCAATTAAAATCTATTTATGATGTTGGAGTGGTAAGTGCGAAACGATTTGCGGTTAGTAATGATTTCTTGAATTTTTGTACGGCTGTAAGAAAAGATAATGTAAGATATATCAGGGATCATTTAATTAATCCGCATGGTAATATTGGAGAAGGATTATTGCAGACAGATAATTCTACTCTCTATGATTTCTCTGTGGGGTCTGAGATTGTAAAGATTAGATGTTCTTTGAATTACGTTTATAAAGGTTAATTGAGATGTTATGTTTAATTCCTCTTGCTATTGGTCAGAGTGTCTCACAGAGTGTTATATATTCTATTAAAAAGCAAACAATAATATGTGATATAATAACCTGTGAGAGTCTTGGAGTTATTAAAAGTAATCATGGAGTTTATACTAAGGAAAAAATAAGAGGAATAAAAGCATCAAGATTATTATGTATTGAGAAAATAAAAGATCTTAAAGAAGAATATTGTTTAATGCAGGACAGAGGATTCATCCATAATAAGATTGACAACATAGGAAATGGGATTATTTTTCTTGAATATAATAAGAACATCGGAGCAGTTTCATTTGCAAAGCCCGATAACAATAACAGCTCTCATATTGATATTGGAGTAATGGTTTGGCGAACTGATCTATTAAAGAAGATAACATTTAAGTTCTGGGATGATGATTGTAAAAAATGTCCTTGTGATCCTTGGAGAAAAGAAGTTAATGAGATGGGCTATGATTTCTGTTATTATCCGATTAAAGAATGGTTAGCTACAAGAGAAAGAGAATAATGAAATATATAAATTTTATTTTTTGTATTATATTGATTGTATGTGTTAGTTCTACATTTGCCGCGAGGTTCCGTAAATTATAAAACATATATTAAGTGGAGATAATGGATGATACCAATTTTAATTCCAATGATAGAGGGTACTGAATTAAAGAAAAGGATAGAAGACTCCATTCAATCGCAGTCTCTCTACGTCAATATTATAAAATGCTATGCTCCAGGAAAGAAAACAAGACAGAGAGATTATAATAGTGATAGATTAAAATATGAACCAATGGCAAGAAACAAGTGTAAGGAAGAAGCGATAAAGTATAATGAGGAATTTGTAGTTATTCAAGATGATGATATAGTGCAATTAAACTCAGATAACTTCAAAGACATGCAATCGTTTCTTATAAATAATAGTAGCTACTGTGCTGTCTCAATAGGTGGAAGAACAAAGGATCACAGTAAAATATTAACTCATATAGGAATTTCTTGTGTTATGTTCCGATTAGATTGCTTAAAGAAAATTATATTTAAAAGAAGCTCAATCGATCGGTGTATGTGTGGAGATGTTACTTCAGCAATAAGAAAACTCGGATATAAATTCGATTTCTTGGATGATAAAATTAGAGTTTTGGAGATAAATTAAAATGTCTGATTATACTTATACACTTGATGGTGATAATGCTACTATAACTGAATATACTGGTGCTGGAGGATACATAACAATTCCATCTACAATAGATGGGCATCCTGTAGTATCTATAGGATATCATGCATTTTATAGTTTATCAACCATTATAACTGTTATAATTTCTGATGGTATTATAAGTATTGGTGGAGGAGCTTTTCAGTTGTGCTCTTCATTAGTAGAAATAACAATTCCTAATAGTATTACTTCTATTAGCAATTTAGTTCTTGCTAACTGCACATCATTAAGAAATGTATTTTTTGGTAATGGAGGGATAACTGCTATAAGTGATAGTTTATTCTCATATGATGAGTCACTTAATAATATAGTACTTCCTAGTACTATTACATCTATTGGAATTGGTTCCTTTTATGGGTGTAGTGAACTAACTGAAATAATAGTACCTAGTGGAGTTACTACTGTAGGTAATGGAGCTTTTAGTAATTGTACTTCCTTATTATCTGCTATATTTTTAGGTAATTCTCCAACAATTGGAGTTAATGTATTTGAAAATGCTGCTCCAGGATTTTTAGTTTATTATCAAGCAGGAACATCTGGATGGAGCAATCCTTGGAGTATTTATGAATATTCTACGCAAGAAATCGGATTACCTATAAATTACATAACAGAACTTTCATGTAATCCTGGAGATCAAAATGAATTTTCTACTTCTGCAATTTGGGTAATAGATAATTATACTCCCGGTGAATGGGATGGAGAAGAAGGAAATCTTGTTGCTTTCTTTTCAAGCACATCAGGATCACAAGTTACTATTAGTTTATCTGCAATAGGAAATATTAATCCTGTTTCTTATATGAGTTTTCAAGATATTAATTTTATTGGTGGTAGTGTTAGTGCAGATTATCATTGTGAGGATTTAGGAAATAATAGTGGGATTGTATTTCTTTCAGTTCCAGAGAGTAATTTTTATGCTGATATAGATGATGCTTATACAGGAACGAGTCATACAGGAACAATTGGAGATCCTTTTTCATGGGACGATTTGAATACTCATTCATCTAATACTTCTGCTGGTATGACTTATAATATTAAAGGAATTCACAACGATACATTTGCTTGTGGTGCATATGTTAGTATTATGGCTAATATATGGCAAGGATGGAATCCAAGTGTTAATGGTCCTTGGAGAATAAAGTCAATTGATCATGCAAGCGGAACAAGTATAAATCTTGCTGCGCTGTATGGAAGTAAAATAAAGGGGGGAATTTTTTATGCTCCCGATGAATACGCTTCACTCGTTATAGGACAAGGAGATTATTATTCTTGTATATTTATTGCAGATGATAATATTTATGTACCTATATATGATAATGTTAATTTTTATGGATGTTCTTTATATGGAACTTTTACTGGTTATAATAGCTGCCAAGAAATAGATTTTTATAATAGTTGTATTGATATGTTTGGATATACAGGTCCTGGTTATTTATATAATTGTGCAATAGCGGATAGTCAAGTAGGTAATTCTATTTCTGTAGATTGCCAAATAAATTGGAGTATGCCAGCACGACCTCAATGGGATGGTGCAAGTTCCGTATTTAAGAATAGCGTATTGAGTGCAGGAATTACTACTCCTCCAGAGCCAGGACTTTTACCTTATACAGATTATGAAGTTGGATTATGGGACTCTGCTAGAACTGGTATAGGTGCATTTTATTTTGATTCAATTACTCCCCCTTCTGCCACTAATTTTTATGCTGATATAGATGATGATTATACAGGAACAGGACATGCAGGAACCGAGATAGATCCATTCTCTTGGACAGATTTATATAACCATTCAACAACTTATACTTCTGGGAATACTTATAATATTAAAGGAACAAGAACAGATACAACGACTGAAGGGGGAGTTTACTTATCTGTAAATAAGAATACATGGCAGGGCTGGAATCTCTCTGCTAATGGTCCTTGGAGAGTTAAAGCTACATTGACAAGTATTAGTAATGTTAATGATAATGTAGATGGAGTTGTAAAGGATGCGATATTAAATGTAGAT